TAGATATCGATGTTGAAAGTTCTATGACATTCTTAGGACTTGAAGATAAAAAAGAAGAAGCAAACAAACAAAGAATAAAAGATTTGTTGCAAAAAAGAAAAGAAAGAGAATCAAATTAATTATGGAAAAAATTTTAATAGAAAATCCTTCGAGATTTGTCATATTCCCTATTCAGTATGATGACATATGGGAGTTTTATAAGATGCACCAAGCAGCTTTTTGGACAGCGGAGGAGGTTGACTTAACAAATGATATAAGAGATTGGGAAAACCTATCAGATAATGAAAAATACTTTGTGAAAAATGTTTTATCATTTTTTGCGGCATCTGATGGTATTGTGAATGAAAATTTGGCGGAAAACTTCTACAGAGAAGTACAATATCCTGAAGCTAAGTTCTTTTATGGATTTCAACTTATGATGGAAAATATTCACTCTTTAATGTATTCATTATTGATTGATACATATGTTTCTAATCCAAAAGAAAAAGATGATTGTTTCAACGCTATTGATAGATTGCCAGCAATTCAAAAGAAAGCTAATTGGGCTTTAGATTGGATTAAAAAAGCGTCTTTTCAAGAGAGATTAGTGGCATTTGTTGCGGTTGAAGGTATTTTCTTTTCAGGTTCTTTCTGTTCAATATTTTGGTTAAAATCAAGAGGGATAATGCAGGGTTTATGTAATGCTAATTCGTTAATTTTCAAAGACGAAAACTTACATTGTGATTTTGCAATTCATTTGTTAAATAACCACGTTGAAAATAAACCTAGTGAAAAGAAAATAAAAGAAATTTTATTGTCTGCACTTGAAATAGAAAAAGAATTCATTACAGAATCATTACCAGTATCGTTAATAGGTATGAATCAGAATTTAATGAAACAATATTTAGAATTTGTTGTAGATGGTTTATTGATTAAATTAGGATGTTCAAAACATTTTAATGTAGAACAACCATTTAAATTTATGGAACAGATTGCGGTTGAAACAAAAGGTAACTTTTTTGAATCAAGAACTATGGAGTATCAAAAAGCCAAACTAAACGAAAAATTGTCATTTACGGATGAATTTTAATATATAAGAATATGTCACTAAAAATAAAAAAAAGAAGTGGGGATGAGGTATCATTTAACCCACAAAAAATATACCAAAGAATAAAAAGGTCTTGTAAAGGTCTTAATGTTAATTCAGATGAAATTTTCATTAAAGTAATAACTTCAGTACCTGTTGAGGGTGAAATTACTACAAAAGAATTAGATAAATTAATTTATGAGATTTCGGCGGCATACACTGGTAGTCACCATGATTATTCAAGATTGGCATCAAGTGTTGCAATATCATCATATCACAAAGAAACTAATCCAAGTTTCTCTGAAACAATCATATTGTTACATTCTGAAGGTGTTATAAATGATGAATTGGTTAATATTATCAAATCATATGGTGAGAAAAATATAGATGATGTTATAAATCATGATAATGATTATAATTTTGATTATTTTGCTTGGCGTTCTTTAGTTGAGATGTACCTTTTAAAACTACCTAATGGTAGAGTAATTGAAAGACCTCAACATATGTACATGAGAGTTGCCTTATGGGTAACAAAATCATTTGATGAAGCGGTTGAATATTATAATTCATTGTCAAATCAATTAATATCTCCTGCAACACCAATTATGATAAATGCGGGTACTAAGGTACCACAATTAGCTTCTTGTGTTTTACATTATAATGATTCGGATTCAAGAAATGGGTTACTAAATACTTTAAATGATATATCAACATATTCTTCTGATGCTGCGGGTATTGGTTTATGTATGTCAAATATTAGAAGTAAGGAAAGTAGAATTAAAACATCGGGAGGATTTGCCGGTGGTCTTTTAAGATATTTGAAGATTGTTAATGAATCGTTAAGATTTTTTAATCAACAAGGAAGAAGACCTGGAAGTGCGGCAATTTACATTGAACCTTGGCATAAAGATATTATTGACCTGTTAGAAATTAAAAAGAATACTGGTGCAGAAGAACTAAGAGCACGTGATTTATTTACTGCGTTATGGATACCTGATAATTTCATGAATGCTGTTAGGAATAATGATGATTGGTATCTTTTTTGTCCAAATGATATTATTAAATCTGGTATAAAACCATTACAAGAATGTTATGGTGAAGAATATGAAAAAAATTACAATAAAGCGATTGAATTAGGTATTGGTAAAAAAGTTAAAGCTCAAGACATTTGGAGTAAAATTATTGAATCTCAAATTGAGACAGGTGTTCCATATTTGGCAGCTAAAGACCATGCTAATAGAAAAACAAATCACCAAAATATCGGTGTTATAAAACAATCTAATCTTTGTATTGAAATCTTTCAATATACAGATGAAACAACAACTGCGATATGTACATTATCCTCAATGGTATTGAAGAATTTTATTCAAAATGGTGTATTTAATCACGAGTTATTATATAAAGAGGTTAGAAAAGTTGTTAGAGGTTTAAATAAAGTAATCGATATCAATAGTTATTCAACTGAGAAAGGTAGAAAAGGTGGGTTGGAACAAAGAGCAATTGCTATTGGAACTCAGGGTCTTGCAGATGTATTTTATTTGTTGGATTTAGTTTTCACATCTGATGAAGCTAAAAAATTAAATAAAGAAATTTTTGAAACCATCTATTTCGCAGCGATTTCTGAAAGTTGTTCACTTTGTAAATCTGAAGAATACAAACCATATAAATTCTTCAATGACTCACCTATGTCGGAAGGTGTATTTCAATTTGACATGTGGGGACTTAAAGAGGAAGATTTATCAAGTATATGGGATTGGAAGTCTTTAAAAGAAGAAGTTAAGGATTATGGTGTTTGTAATTCTTTATTCACCGCACAAATGCCTGTTGCAAGTTCTGCTAAGATTACAGGGTCTTATGAAATGACAGAACCTGCTCATTCGGCGATTTTCAATAGAAGAGTTGTTGGAGGTGAGATTATGATTGTAAATAAGTACTTAATTAACGATTTTGAAAAGATTGGTATTTGGTGTGAAGATTTGAAAAATGAAATTATTTTAAATGAAGGTTCTATTCAAAATATAAATTTTAACAATTACTTAGATATTGAAGATAAACAATACAATAAAAAAGTTAAACGGACAGAACATTTAATTGAAAAATATAAGACCATTTGGGAGATATCACAAAAAGAATTGATTAACATGGCGGCTGATAGAGCACCATTTATTGACCAATCACAATCAATGAACATTTATATGGGTAATCCAACTCTATCTAAGATATCTTCAGCTCATTTTCACGGATGGGAAAAAGGTTTAAAAACATTGAGTTATTATGTGAGGACTAAAGCGATATCTACAGGTGCTAAACATTTGGCGGTTGATATTTCAAAAATAGAAAAACCAAAACCAACTCCTGAACCATCAAAACCAGATATTGTATTATCAAAACCAACCGATTCACCATTTGAATGTTTTGGTTGTTCATCATAATCATAACATTAATCACGACAAATGTCGTGATTTTTTTTTATCGATATTTATAATATATGAGTAACATAATACAAGAAGAAATACAAAGAATTCGTCAGATGATGTTATCTGAAGAAATGGTTCAGACAGGTGCTTGGAAGAATCTTAAAGAAACATTAGACATTCTCAAACAAAAAGAAAATGTTTTGTTATTAAGTTGTTCCAATAGATATAATTGGGATGAAGAAAATATTGATACACCAAAGTCAAAGATTCTTGCAGTTTATTTGAAAGAAGAATTGGGGGATAAAGCTAAATTTATTGATGTTACAGAGTTAACAATACATCCTTGCGAAGGAAATGTGTCTAGAAAAGAAGGTAATAGTTGTGGAATTAAGAAAGCGTTATTAAAAGACGATAAAAAGAATCCATCAGGATATCATAGATGTTGGTGTAGTTTAAACAATAAAAATGATGAATTGTGGAAAATATCTAAGGAATTATTTGAATCTGATGCTGTTGTGTTTTTCTCTTCTGTTAGATGGGGACAATCAAACATGTATTATCAAAATTTAATTGAGAGATTAACTTGGATTGAAAATAGACATACAACTTTAGGTGAGAGTAATATTGTTGAAGGTATTGAAACTGGGTTTATTTGTGTAGGTCAGAATTGGAATGGTGAGAATGTGACCGAAACACAAAAAAAAGTACATAAATTTTTTGGTTTTAAACCAAATGATAAATTATATTGGAATTGGCAATACACAAAAAACGCTAATGACGAATCTAAAGAATCTTACAAAAAAGCGTTTCCGAAGTTTATAAAAGATACGAGATTAGACGAATACGAAGAATGATATTACAAACAGACTTAATACCACATGAAGAATTTCACAAAGGAATTTGGTTATCAAATGAACAAGTTCCTTGGTATTTTTTTGTAAAAAAAGAAAGGGATTTCGAATTACCAAATAATGAAGAATTCTATGAAACATTAGATGAAAATTTACATCCTATTGTTAAAATGTTACATGAAAATGACATTATAACAACACCATCTTGTGCAGGACATTTCGAAAAAAAAAGTTATTATTCTGGTGTATATGATTTATTAAATGATTTTAAAAAATCAATTAAAAATGAAGTTATTTTACATAATGATGAGAATGGTAAAAAATATAAATACAGGAATAAAAATTACGAATTACCTTGGACTCGAAATGAGTTTTTAGATAGAATAATTGAATACCAAAAAAAAGGAGTTTTAGGAATCCAAGACAATGAAAAAAAAATATTTAATAATTTAAGACTAAATAATTTCAATAAAAAACATAATAACGGGGTAACTTTATTACTTATTAATTCAGAAACCCCTAAAGATTGTCATAATAATTGGAAATCAATACATAGACAATTAAATCGTATTGTTTAAAAATAATTTCAGGTAAGTATATTTATTGAATATGGGACAAGGTACTACATATGGAATTAATTTTCCTTTTAGAGATTCATATAATGGAAATTATTTTGATTTATCTGAGAATAATGATGACGAAGTAAGAAGTGCTTTAATTCATTTATTATTAACCAGAAAAGGTACAAGATATTATTTACCTGATTTTGGAACAAGACTTTATGAATATATTTTTGAACCTATGGATGGTCCTACGTTTTCTGAGATTGAATCGGAAATAAGGGATTCTGTAAGTGAATACCTACCAAATTTAACAATAACTAGTATTTCAGTGACAGACGCATCAATGGGGGAGGAAGATAAAGGAACATATATCACTGAAAATGATGATAGAGTTTTTAGAGTACCAAATATTTCTGAAAAAGAACATACAGCAAAAGTAAGAATTGATTATATTATTACCGATAATACATTCAATGAGAGTGATTTTGTAATTATTAATATTTAATAGTAATGGCGAATAAAAAAATATCATATACAACCCGAGATTTCCAACAAATTAGGACTGAGTTAATTAATTTTACTCGAACATACTATCCTGATTTAGTTCAAAACTTTAATGACGCATCCGTATTCTCAGCATTAATTGATTTAAATGCTGCGGTTACTGATAATTTACAATTCAATATAGATAGAAGTATTCAGGAAACTGTACTACAATATGCACAACAAAGGTCTTCAATTTATAACATAGCAAGAACCTATGGATTAAAAGTGCCGGGACAGAGACCATCAGTATCTTTGGTTGATTTTTCTATTACAGTACCAGCTTTTGGAGATAAAGAAGATTTAAGATATTGTGGTATTTTAAGAAGAGGTTCACAAGTTAATGGTGCTGGTCAAGTTTTTGAAACTGTTTATGATATTGATTTTGCTTCAGCAATAAACGCTGAGGGTTTTCCGAACAGATTAAAAATACCTAACTTCGATGCAAATAATAATTTATTAAATTATACAATTGTTAAAAGAGAAACAGTTGTAAATGGTATTACAAAGGTTTTTAAGAAGGTTATAACCGCAAATGATGTTAGACCCTTCTATGAATTATTCTTACCTGAAAAGAATGTTTTAGGGGTAACCAGTGTGTTATTGAAAGATGGTACACAATACGCAAACATACCATCGGTACAAGAATTTTTGGGGCCTGATAACAGATGGTATGAGGTAAAGGCGTTAATTGACGATAGAGTTTTTGTTGAAGACCCAACAAAGGTTTCTGACCAACCTGGTATTAAAGTTGGAAAATATCTATTAGTTAATACTAAATTCATAACGGAATATACACCTGAAGGTTTCCTAAAAATGACTTTTGGGGGTGGGACACAATCTGCTGACGAACAATTAAGGGAGTTTGCGAGAAATGGATTTAAATTAGATTTATACAAATATTCAAATAATTTAGCGTTAGGTAGCACATTGAAAGCGAATACTACTTTATTTGTTCAATATAGAATTGGTGGTGGTACATCAAGTAACTTGGGTGTAGGTGTTATAACACAGATTGGTACGGTATCATTTACTGTTAACGGACCTTCTGACACTACAAATACAAGTGTGGTTAATTCATTGAGATGTAACAACGTAACAGCAGCAATTGGAGGTGCAAATAATCCAACAACGGAAGAAGTTAGAAGTTTTGTATCATTTAACTTTGCTGCACAAAATAGAGCGGTGACAGTTAGTGATTATGAATCAATAATTAGAACAATGCCATCACAGTATGGTGCACCTGCTAAAGTGTCTATTTTAGAAGAGAATAACAAGATAAAAATAAAGATGTTAGCTTATGATGATACTGGTAGTTTAACAGAAATCGTTTCTAACACTTTGAAAAATAATGTTGCGAATTATCTATCAAATTATCGAATGATTAATGACTATATCTCGATTGAAAGTGCTAACGTTATTGATTTAGGTTTCAATATTGATGTTGTTTTGGATAATTCACAAAACCAAGGTGCGGTAATTTCACAAATAATTGATATAACATCAGATTTTATGGACCCTACGAATAGAGAAATGGGTGAAAATGTTAATATATCTGAGTTAAGAAGATTAATCCAAAGTGAAAATGGTGTAGTGTCATTATCTGATATTCAAGTGTTTAACAAAGTTGGAGGACAATACTCTTCTTCACAAACTTCTCAAAGATATTTGGATTCAACAACAAAACAAATCGAATTAATTGATGATACAATTTTTGCGGAGCCAAGTCAAACATATCAAGTAAGATTTCCAAGTAAGGATATCAATGTCCGAGTTAAAAATATCAAGACAGTTAATTTCTCTTGATAATTTATTTTATCAAAAAATGTTATATCTTTTTTGAAAATAGACAATAAACTATTTATCTTAAAAGGTTAATTAATGTCCAAATCATATAGAATAAGAACCCAAGTTGGTGTCGATAAGTCAATAAAAGTACAATTAGACCAAGATTTTGAGTTTCTCGAGATATTATCTTTAAAAATACTACAGAGTCAAATATACACAAGACCATGTTCAGATTATGGTGTTGTAATAGGTAGAGTTTCTGTAAATGATGGATTTGGTTTACCAAACTGTAAGGTATCTATTTTTATACCATTAACAGATGAGGATGCGGTAAATCCAATTTTAAGTGATTTATATCCATATAGAACTTTATCAGATTTTAACGAGGATGGTTATCGATATAATTTATTACCGTATAGACCATCATATAGTGCGCACATACCTACAGGTACGTTCTTCACTCGTAAAGACGTATTAACGGATACTACTTTAATTCAAGTTTTTGACAAGTATTACAAATATAATGCGGTAACTAACTCAAGTGGTGATTTTATGATTTTTGGTGTACCTGTTGGTACACAAACAATCCACTTAGATGTTGATTTATCAGACATTGGTGATTTTTCATTATCTCCACAAGATTTAATTAGAATGGGTAGAGCAACCGAATCCCAAGTTGCTGGTGTTAATTTTAAATCTTCACCAAATTTAGCAAATCTTCCTCAAATTGTGACTATAAATAAAACAATAGAGGTTGAACCATTATGGGGTCAACCTGAAGTTTGTAATTTAGGAATCACTAGAACGGACTTTGATTTGTCTTCAGAGGCGGATATTTTAATTGAGCCAACATCTATTTTTATGGGGTCAATTATATCGGCAAATGATACGCAATTTATAAAAAAAGGATGTAAACCAAAATTAAAACAAGGTCATTTATGTGATTTGGTTGCAGGGCCTGGAGAAATATTAGCAATTAGACAAACAATTTTTCAAGATGAGTATGGTAGACCTGTTTTAGAACAAGTTGATTTAGACCAAGGAGGGCAAGTTATTG